AGTTATGGCTGGCGAGTCAATCCCGGCAAGTCAGATCCGGGCGCGTCGCGTTTAGGCACGGCTGGCGAGTCCGGGCTAGTTCGGGTGCGGCATGTTGTGGCAAGGCGCTACTGGCTAGTCCCGGCATGTCCAGTATCGTCTGGTCAGGATATGGCACGGCTGGCGAATCACGTCTTGTTGGGGCTGGGCGGGATTTGGCAGGGCACGGATTGGCAGGCGTGGTGCGATTAGTCTAGTCGCGATAGGTCGCGGTAAGTTCTGGCAGGGCTGGTCTTGGCTGGCGTTGCAAGTTCGGGCTGGTCGGGTCTTGATATGACATGTCGCAGCAGGATAAGGCACGGTTATTATTTGTCTCCGTCCGGAAGATCATCCCGGCTAGTTCCAGCAGGCGGTACGTAAAACAGGCACGTATCGCACGCGGTCCGCGTTGTTCGGCCGCCGTTTAGCTTCGCTGCATCAACGCTATCGCATTGGTACACGATCAGTTTTTCACAACACGCATTTTTTAATATCGGTCCAATGTCATCACATGCCGGCCTCCCTTGTTTGGGTTTTTCTTCTACCTGTACCCATTCCACCGGCTGCGGCCGCGCGATCGCCAAAAATCCTCGCAACGTCGGCGTCAAGCTCGTTTCAGTCGGTGGCTGGCCGTCGATCCATTCGGCCTGGCAGCGGGGACACGGCCAGTTCGGGTTGCCGGGTCCGGCAATGCGCGTGATGCCGTGCGGGAGCAGAAGGGAGCAGGTCGAGTTTTGCCAGTGGGGACAGGTCATGGATTAGATGTAACTGTGAGTGTAGCTCCTGCCGTATCTATGCAAGGGCCAGACGTAACTGTGTATGTCGTCCCATTACAATCAAACAGCCCACCGTAACTATTACTCAACGCTCCGCCATATCGCGTGATCGTTGCCCTAGCGCCCTGCAATGAGAATAACCCCATTGTGCCGCACGTCGGCGAACCACCATGCAAGGCTGCATAAGCAGCTTTTTTGGTCGGAACTTGTACATACACGCCCGTTTCCGCAGGACTGATAAATCCGCAAAGTGGCACCGCAGGATCGCCCCACGGATTCGACAAAAAGTATTGGTGATATTCTTCGTCGACAGCGCAGCCAATCAATTGGCATTGAGGCTTTGATATAAAAAAAGGAACAATGTACGTTCCGTTCATATCTGGCAATGTGCCGAGATCACATGGCCCGCCGGGAGAGCATCCCGGTAGAGACAGCGGAGTTGTCGACAATCCGCTGAGTGTAACCGTGATAGTAGTTGCTGTCGGATCGGCACCCAAGTCCCACACGTAATCGCATGATTCAGAACAATCCTCATCACAACAGCACCCGCTCGGATTCCACTCCCACGGCTTCTTTCTCATCACTGCCATTACGGACACTCCGGCGACGTAGCCGCGAACGCGATCCACTTCCCCGCCTCGTCGTCCCAGTAGGCGAGCACCTTACTGCCTGACGCCAAGCTCTCCGTCAAGCCGAGCCAATCGTAGACCGTCAGGTCGACGCCTGCCGACGCATCGGCGAACGTCTTGACGGCCATCGTGGCGGACCCGCCGTCGGCCAGCGCCCCGGAGAGCGTGCCCTTCGCGACCCGGAACGGCCAGCGAGGCCGCGGTTTCATCGGCGGGTTGACGTTCGCTTGTGACGCCATGTGGATCGCAGGCAACGGCCAGCCGACCGACAGGTCTATCAGCGTTTCCTGAGCGACGATTTCGGTAACGAACCCGTTCCCGATCCCTTCCCACCGGACGGCCGTTACGTTCGCTCCCGGCAGAATCGTGTCGATGATGCCAGTGTACTTCCGCCAGATTCGCAACCCGACCAGTACGGCACTGTCCGCGAACTCCTGAGCGATTTCCGTTGCCCGCGTCTGGAGCGTGCTTTCGTTCGTCGGGGTTGTGCTGTCCGTCGTCTTGAATACCGCCACGGCGTCCGACCAAACGGGCATGATGGTCCCGGCGAGCGTCACGTCGTCATCCACGTCCGGCACCGTCTTGTCGATCGTGTAGGCCGGCTCCGTCAGGCTGTTGTCCTGTGCGGTCGCTTCGTCGTCCTCCGACCCGACCTTGCCCGTCACGCGATGGAAGAATACCCGAACGGACTTCGGCACGCGGCCGACGTAGCCATCCACCACGTCGCAATCGTAGATCAGCTTGTCGCGAATCTGCGAGAACTTGCCGTCGACTTCGGAGAAGTCCTCTTGCTCGCCGATCTGGACAAGCGAAAACGTGTTCTCGGTCGGGTCTAACGCGAATGCACAACCGGCCGCGTCCGCCACGGCGTTGATGGCTGACCAGGCCGATACGCCCACGAAAGAGAAATCGTTCGGCTCATTCGCCGGCGTCGACGGCAACGACGGCGCCGTGTCTCCGGCCAGTCCGCCAAGGTCCGTCCACAGGTCGTCGATGATCCCTTGCCACGTCCAGGACGATCCGCTGTTCAACGTCGCCTTGTAGTATTTCGTGGCCGACGCCGCCAGTGCGTCCGGCCGCAAGAGGTTGTACTGCTTGTTGGTCGCCGTGAACCGCTCCAGGATATGCCGCCGATCCGCGAACTCGACCAGGTAGACGGAGTTGGGATCGGCCTCTTTGCCATGCACGATTCGCAATGCGCCGATGAAGTACGTCTCGGCAAAGAACAGGCTCTTCGTCGATGTGGCCATTTCGAGCGGCTGGGCGATATCGAGATTGATCTGGTCAAGTTGCGAGCGGCGGAGCAGGACGTAGCCGCGGCCGGCGGACGGGCCGAGCGGCAACGTGAACGAGTTGGCCTTGCCGTCAAACAGCTTGACCAGATCGTCCATGCCGGCGCGGAGCATTTGCCGCTTGAGCATGATGGGGTCGGTACAGAACTCCGATCCCCAATTGAACGAAATGCGACGTTCAAACGGCATAGTCAGTCATCCGCCAGTGCAATCAGGGCAAGGATCGTGGCAATCTCTTTCTCTTCACGTCGCCGGCGCAGCTCCAGCCGGCCCGGCTCCGCACGCGACAGGACGCCCGGCACGCCGGCCGGTTCGTCCGTTTCGGTGCGGAACAGCAGGAACCAACCCGGTCCTTTGCGGGTCGTCACGACGGCCATGCGGACCCCTGTTAGCTGCTACTGAAGGTCACGTCGATCTGGTATGTGATGCTAAACGTCAATCCAACGAGGTCTATGGTAAAGCCGCTGATCGCGTTGTAGAGCGTGCTGGTCCCGTCCGTGGTCCCATTCAGCATCCCGATCTTGCGATGAACGAAATTGGCGTTCGCCTGCGTGAACGTCCGGGCGGCAGAGACAACTTGCCCCGACCGCGTGGCGGTCGCGTCGAATGCCAGTACGGTCACGTCGTCATCACCGCCAATATCGAGCCGGGTATCGCCGGCCGCAGCCGCGCCGGCGTCGGACGTGACGCCCATTGCCGAGACGGCCGCAGGTGGTCCGCCGATCCCGAATGTCCTGTCTGCCGACAATTGCAGCCCGACGTTGACCACGAGGTTGTGGCCGACGATCATTTCGATCTCGTCATCGGTCCATTTTAGGATTCGCTCTACGTCGAGCTTGGCGGCGAGCAGGCCCCGGCCGTGAATCTTCGCGGTCAGGATGCCGCCCTGTTGCTGGCGATCTTTTGCTGATTGGCGCATGGTTACTCAGGCTCCTATTGGGGCAATGTCGGCATTCGGTCCGATTCGTGGGAAAGCGATATCGTCTTGGTCACGACGTTATCGAGACGGCTTTCGTATCCAAGCGACGTGTTGGCATCGAGGTACGCGACCCACGAATTGTATTCCTCAATCGTGTCGAACGTGAGCGTAAGAGATACGACCATACTGGCCATGATGTTCCTCTTTCAGAATCGCTTGATTTCTTTGACGAACAGGTCCAGGTAGCTCCACCAGCGATAGTAGAAGGCCCAGTTAGCGACGTAGAGCGGAGCCAGAATCGCATCGACGTTATTCGTGCTTTTCGTTCAGGTGAACTTTCCAAGGTCCAGTGCTTCGTCATTGTTTTTGAACTTGCATACCAGCGTTGTCGCCGTATGGTTGAGCGTCAGGATGCACTTGCCGGGAGCGACCTTGCTCAAGTTCAGGCGACTGTTGACGACGGATACGAAGTCTCCCATGCTGTTGACGAAGGTTTCAAAATCCGCCAATGATGCCGAATAGATCGGCACGATCGCTGTAATTGTCACATTGCCTGCCGCTAGCAAATGCTGACTCAGCAAGGTCACGCCGTCGTAGAAATCGCAATAGCCAGTCGCTAAATAAGCATTCAGTCCTATCGTAGCATTGTGACTCATGGTAAAGTGAACTCCACGACAAGTTCCGGCGCGTTCGTTCCTTCCTTGCTGTCGAACGTGCGATCAGTTCCGTTCACCGCATCCGCCCCAACTTCAATTTCAGCGCGGAATGTGAAATCTGCCGTCGCCTTGTTGGCGGACACGACGGCCGTTACGTCGAACTCCACGTAGCCACTGGTCACGACCGGCCAAACTTGCAGGCTGGCGATCGCCGTCTCACCGGCCAGAGACGGTTGGTTGTTCCAAGTGAGCGTCCCTTCATCCAATCCTGTTGCCGGATTGAATAAGAGATTCCATGTCACGACGCCAACCGCTGCGTTCTGCCACAGTCTGAGCGTGGCGCTCACGACTGTCGCGTCCGCCAGCAGGCCGTCCGCTTCGAAGATTAACCAGCCGTACTTGTCCGAACCTCCTACCGTGCCGTTCTCGCCGATCGTGACCGTCGCGCCGGCCCCGTGAGCCGCGTCCGCGTCTTCCGCGTCCGTGTAGGCATCCTCTTTCGTCTCCATCGTGGCGTCGCCGACGATATCGCCTTCCGTGTGGGACTGCGATTCCGGACGCGAGAAGTCGATCGCCATGACCGTCGCGTGCGATTGCGTATCCAGCAGCGTCGCTGAGCCGGCCGTGTCGGCGATCGCGTCCGCCGCATCCTCCACGTCGGCCAACGTCACGGCGAACGTATCGGCTGCGTCCCCGGCCGTCTGGCTGTCGGTCATCGGCAAGTCGATCAGGAGCGTATCGGCCGCATCCTGTGATTCCGCGAACGTCGCATCCGTGGCTCCCGGAGCGGCCCCGGCGCCGGTCCCCTTCGTGCGTATCCGCCGTCGCGCCGTCATGGGGAGACCTCCATGACGCACAGCGTTTGCGAGCCGCTGTCCGCGATCGCGTAGATGGCTTGCCCCGGCGACAGGTCGATCTCGACCGACTCCGAAGCGTCCAGGGGGAAACTGTTCGCATCCGTCGCGGGCGTAACGCTGCTTATCCAGATCGTCGCCGTGTTGTCCGGATGGGCCTTCAGGCTGATCGTGCGCCGGCCGGCCAGCCCGCTTGCCACGATCTGTCCGCTGGTCCCCGTGACGGTCTCTTGCGAAGTCGCAAACGTGGCCAGTGCCGTCACGTCGGCCGGCATCGGATTCGTGGCCGATACCGGCCCGTCGTCCGCGTCCATCGCGCCGAGGACCAACTTGAAGCCCGGAACGTGGACGCCCGATACGTCATCGGTCCATACCACGATGGTCCCCGCTCCGCTGTCCGGCTTGATCCGCGTGTTATCAGCCATCGCTGCCTTCTTCCACGATCTCGGCAGACTGAATCTCGCCCATCGTGCCGCGGTTCAGCTTGACCGTCTTCGTCTTCGGCTTCGCGGCCGGCGCGGCCTCGACCGTGACGGTTGGGTTGATCGTCACGTTAGCCGGCGGGGGCGGGTCTACCTGGACGTTCACGACGGCTGGGGGCGGCGGGTCGATATGGACGTCGATCTTTGCAGGAGGCGGAGCTTCTACAGTCACGTTTGCCGGCGGCGGCGAATCAATATGCACGTCCACGTTCGGAGCGGGAGCGGCCTGGACGTTGATCGTCGGCTGGACATTGACGACGATCGGCTCGACTTTCTTCGCTTCTTCCGTGACTGTTTCCGCTCCCAGCGACAACCGGACGCCGCCCCGCTTCTCAGGAAACATCATCTTTGCCAGTTCCGGCGGTGGCGGCGACATGCGGTACGGATTCTCCGGCGGCTGTCCCGTCCGGATCCATACCTGGGCCTCCAGGACGCCGCGTGCGGCTGCATCGGAGATAGAAAGAGGCGTCTTTCCTGTTCTGCACGAAAAATGACGAGGGGGCGACATCTGCCGGTACAGCGGATCGTCGCGCCGATATATGTTCGATCCGCCGATGCCGGCCGTTGCAAACCATTCACAGATCGGCGTTCGCCGGCCGTCATGGATCGACGAATCGGAAACGTAGGGGAACTCGTCCGACACCATCGGGTTGTCGAGGATATCATCCAATCCGCGGGCGTAGGCGGTCTGGACGTTCGTGCGGAAGACGGTCTCGACTCGTGCCGGGTGCAACGGGGTCGCGCCGCCGAATACGTCCCGGTCGAGCTTCTCGCGGAAATCTTCCAGCGTATCGCCTTGCGTGATCGCTTCCAGGACCGCGTTGCGGATCGCCCCGATGGATTCCACGTTGTCCACGTCCGATACCGTGAACGCGAACCGGCGAGCTTCCGCCGACAAGGAATCGAACTGGTCCCGCGTGACAAGCGTGCGGTCCGCGATATCCTGCGCGGCCTTGTCGATCAGCGGCAAGCGGATTCGTGGCTCGCCCTCGGGGAAGAGCGATCCCATCGCGTCGACGGGCGGCGCCCCACCGATTCCGGCCGGTGGACGGGCGATTCGCTCCAGGAGTGCCGGCGGGAGCGTTTGGTGGATATCGTCCGCGCCGAATACCCAAGCGGCCAACGTGGCGTCGGACAAGTTCCCGGCTGCGATCGGCAGGTACTCGTCCATGACGGCTCGCACTTCCGCCATGATGGTGTCGACGTCCCGCGTCGGCAGCAGCGGACCGACCCGGTTAAGGATTTGCTCCCGCACGTTCGCGATGGCCTCGACCGAATGGCCGACGGACTGCTCGATGATTGCGTCGACGATCGGGAGTTTCGCTTGCGACCGGTCCGGCAAGTCGGCAATGGCCATCTGGATGGAATCATTCTTCGCTGGCCGGCCGCGTTTCGGACGCTGGACGAATCGGTAATCCCCGGCGTCCCGGACACGCTTGGGCAATTGCTCTACGTGATCGCAGCGGCGGACGGAACCGGTCGGGGTGATGTATTCCAGGGCCATGCGGACGGAATCGGGCGTTGGTTCCACGGGGGCCATTGGTTCCGCTGGCGGTATCGGTGGTTGCGTAGGCTTGTCGGTGGTTGTCGGTGGTACGACAGGGGATGTCGGTATCGCCATCCGCGTCGTCTTCGTTCGCCGCTTCGGCATCATGACATAGCTCGTATACTCCTTCCCGTTCTTCGCCCGCACTGTCACTGCCCGCATGCGGCCGTTGCCGAGTGACATTCGCTGTTGCGATTGCCCGCCGCCGAACAACCCCGCCAGCGGATTGCCGCCCGGACTACTGCCGTTCGTCCCGCCCCCCGGCCCGCCGGGACTGCCGCCTGCCATCCCCTGTCCTTGTCCGGGGTCTTCCGGTAACAACGACGCCGAATTGATTGCGTACTCCGGGATCTCGCCAAAGTTCAACTCGATCAACGGATCGGCGATCATCTTCCGGAAGTCGCGCAGGATTTCCAGCAGCACGATCTCCAGCCCGGAGTAGAACGCGGCCGCCGGCACGCCGCGACCGAATGTCCCGGTTCCCTGCGATTGCACCACTTCAGGTGGGATGCCAAGCCCCTTGATGATGTCAATGTCGAGGTCTTTCGGATACTCGCGCAGTTCCTGCCCACTGCCGTTGATGGTCGGCTCCTTCAAGTCCCATGTCGGCTTGCCGGAATCGTCCAGGTCGTTCGGCAGCGTCAGGACGCCGCCCGTCTTCCACAGTTCCAAGATTTGCCTCGCCACGTCCTGGTAGTCGACGAACGAGCCATCCGGCATCGTGCGACCGCCAGGCGGATGGCGCAGGATACCGCCCCAAAATGCGTTTTTGTGGAACCACAGTTTGCGGATATCGACCGCGCCGCCCCGGCTCCACTTCTCGTACCACGGGTCGTAAGCGGATCGCAGCCGCGAGCGGCCGAACCAACTGCTGTAGCGGGCATCATGCCGGTTCCACCATGCTTTCGGCGTCATGATGTCGACCGCCCCGCTCGTGTTGCCCGTCACGCGGATTCCGGCAAAGTCGCCATCCTGCGTCAATGGCTTGGCGTCCAACGGATGGAAGTCGGCCACCATGTCAAACTCGACATGCGGCCCGGACCTGCGGTACAGGATCTCGCCAGCCGATACGCCGTACTCGATCGACCGCAGCACTTTCGCGAGCGACGTTTCCCAGAAGCGTTTCAGTTGATCCGTGACGAACTTCGCGACCCGCTGATCCTTGCTCTCGACCTTGATTTTGTCGATTGCGTTGAACATCGGTCCCTTGATGATCGCCAGCCCGAGCGATACTTGCGGATCGTACAGCATCTTCTCAAGCCAGTAGATGCTGAACATCGGCTTGTCGGCCTGGAACATCAGCACGGACGGGAGCCACGTCGGCTTGTAGGCGGTCGTCTGCCGTTCGATGAGCTGTTGCTTCTTCTGCTCTGAATTGTGCGAGCGTTTGCTACGCGGGCGTGGCATGGCCATGTTCCCTGATTAGCTGTTCGTGCTTCTTCCGGATCGCTTCCGTCGCCATCTGCTGCGCCCGTTCCTCGTCATACGCCAACCGACCCAAGCGGTACGCTTTGCCCGCATCGTCCGGAACATCGCCCTCAAAGATGATCTGCCTAGCTTTCTGACGTTCCAGGTTTGCCAATAGTCCAATCTTCTGCTCCGTCGTCAGGCCGAACGGATCAATCTTGTACCACCATGCTATTTCGGCGTCGTGGTCATGTTTTTTTTTTAACTCCAGGTAGCGGTCACGAACCGCGTCCCGAAGCTGGCTCGCCATCCAGGGCGTACAGTTCACTATCCCGATCTCTTGGTAAGCGGAAGCCAGGTCCGCAAAGAACGCCGCCGTAATCCAGTCCATGTTCTCATCGGTCGCACCGTGCTTCAGCTCGACCCGTTCGCACGCGATTTCGGCAATCAGCACGTCGACAGAGAACGTCGTTCCGGCCATCGGTCCATCGGTCAAAGAAATCTCGATTGCTCCGCTCGAAAGCGACAATGCCATTATTCGCCGTCCTCTTCTAGCTTGCCTTTGTTCGCTGCCGGGTCGTAGGGGAACTCGATCAACTGGTCGGGTGGCTTGTCGATGACGTAACCGATCGTCCACTTTGCTGCATAGATTGCGCAGCCTTTGTTTTCGATGATCTTTTGCGATACGTCTTGCGTCGTCTCCGTCACTTCCCGACCGGCGATTTTCTTGATCCGCGGCAACGGGATCTTGTGGCCAACCCGAACCGCATGGCCTGTGATGAACACCTCGTATTTCGGTCCGCCCGTTTGCTGAACATACATGCTTGGTTGAGTACCATCAAAGAACAACCCCGCCTCCTGTCCAGGGTCGAAACCGTCAGGTACGTTCTCTGATGTCTTTGGAAGGTCATCTTGCTCAAGGACGCGATGGACGATCGTTCCGTTATCCGACTTGATGTTCAGCTCCAGGCTGTATTCCATCCAGCTTGATTCGGGTTCCGGGCATTTGTTGAGCGGAAACGCTACCAGGAAGTCAGACGGCTCCGTTTTGGTAGAAAACATCTCGATTGGTGGGATATCCTGATTGCCGCACAGGTCGATGATGATAACGTCCGACTCGTCATGAAACAGGTTGGCGAATCCTCTTGCGCCGAACACGTCTGACATGGTAGCTTGCCATTCGCTGAACGAGCCGGGCGGCCGCCGCCACAAGCCGGACTTGACAAAAATTTCCTCCAGCTTTGCCCCGTAGATCGTGTAGCCGACCGAAAAGCGTGTCACGAACGAGTAAATATCTTCGGAAATCGACACCGAAGTAATCAGGTATTGCGACTTCTTTGGCTTCTCGCCGTCATCTTCGTTTTGCGTTTGCGTCAAGGCGTTCTCGCCAACGCGGCGAATGCGATCGCCAAGCACGGATTGGATTGCCGTCCAGGCGATCGACTTGGGAAGATTGAACGGCGTCTTGACTGTTCCCGATAGCGTGCAATTCCAGTTCTGGAATGCCGCCCCTCGCGTACTCGATGAAATCGTGTGCGTCGCCTGCATGTCGACCACGTTCGTAGGGAATCCGAACGGGCTGGGAATCTCCGTATCGGTGATCGTCCACGTCAACTTGCGATAGTCGGCGGAAAGCGAATACGTCTGCGAACGCCTGAACCCAGGCAATGACGAAATCAATATCCGTTCTCGATAACTGTCCGCCGACTCAAAGATACCATCGCCGTTTCGGCTTCCCGCAATCTCCAGATAGCCGTTGATGGTACGGGTCGTCATTCCTTCCGTGTCGAGCGCCCACGTCACGCCGTACCCAAATGCGGCCAGTCCTTCGTCCGCACTGTTGAGGCAACGGGCAAGATGCACCACGATTTGCCAGACGATTCGACAGGCGCGGTTGTTGCCGATCGGCTGGTACTCCAGCATTTGCGGCAACGGCCCATATACTACGTCAAACGCATCGGAGCCGGTGTTGATCGTGAAATCGCGAAAACCTTTGTCCACGTAGTAAAGCGGCTTTCCAGGATCGAGCAATCGCGAATAGGCGTTGTTGAGCAGCACGCCAGTCCCACGCGAATCGCTCTCCGCTTCCGCGTCCGTCACGGCCAATACGTCCTCGACCGTCAACGAGTACCGGACGTACTTGACCTCCGTGGTGTTGTCGTTGTAGACCGGGACGGCCGACACGTTGCGCACGAGCATGGTTGACCCGAACGTGTAGCCGTTATAGGTCAGTTCGCCAGTCGCAGCAGGTAGTCCAACGTCAGCGGCCACTAACGAATCCCCAGGAATGCGTCGATCTGTTTGCCAAGTCCCTCTTGGTCAATGTCTTGGTCTTGATCGCCGAGCCATTTACGGATTGCATCCGCGAGGCCAGAAAACTCTTTGATAATCAGCCCAATTCCTGGAAGAGCCTCCAATTCTTTGATGCGGTCGTTCATCCATGAAGAAACGAACTCGAAAAAATCCCGCAAGTTTGCTGTTCCCGTTTCTACTGCGTCAGCCATTTTTGCGATCAACCGCAAACCATCGTTGATTGTTGCAAGAACTGGCTCCATGATCGTCGCCATCGAAGTCGAAATAGATTCAGCAATCCGTGATGTTTGGCGAAGAAAATCCGCTTGTTCGTCGCCAATAATTCCAGCCCTCTTGATCCCCCCCCGGATGGCCCGCACGTCCGCTTCCGCTTTGGCTGCCTGGACTTCTCCGGAGAAGTCTTCGACGCCGCGAGTCGCGACCTTGAATGCGGCATATAGGCTGCCAAGAGCAACGGTAGCTACGCCTGCCGCCGTCCCCATCGCGAGCATCGCTCCCCCGGCCTTGCCGATCGTCGAAGTGATCGCCGCGAACTTATCGCCTGTTTCGGCAACCGCGCCGGATTGCTCGGCTCCCATCACTGACGATGCCGCCGCTCGCAACGCTGGCGATATCCCTTTCGACAATGACGCACCAGCACCACCAGTAGCGACGGCAGAAGGTTTCGGCGACGGTCCCCCGCCCCCGCCGCCTTCCGTCACTTCAATCCTGATCGTTGCTGCGTCAGCCATGCGTTACCTACGTGGGATTTCCATGTCCGTGATCGAAAACTTTAATGTCTTCATGTCTTTCGACATTGCATAGGTTTGTTCGCGTCTGTTGAATCCGTATGGCAGAATCGGCACAACATGATTCCGGTAGGCGTCGGCAATTCCTTCGAAGGATATCGCCAAAACACCTGATATGGTACGCTGTGCTAGCCCTGCGTCATTCAGAGACCAAACTTCATGGCTGTCAATCGTCATGCGTCACCGCCTTACGTCGTCGTGAACCAATTGCCGCTACCGTCCGGCAGAATCTGAAACATGATCGGCACGATCCGCAATCGGGGAGCGAACAGCAATTCCGTTTGCTGACCAGGGGCAAGGATCGCTCGCGCGAACGTGACGGTAGCCGGCGTCGATGCCGCCGGCGTCCCGGCCACGGCCGTCATGACGATCTGCTTGGCGAGTGCCGTTTGCAGACGGCCGATGACTCCCAACGTCCCGAACGTCCCGTAAGGCCACATGGCCGTCTGGATCGCGGCCGCGTTGTACTCCAGCAGGTCCATTTGCAGGAAGCACGAGCCGCCACGGTAGACGCCATCCTGGACCGTGTCGCCATAGTTGTCGCCCGTGATTTCCTCGACGGCGGGCGAAACGCGGAGCCGGTAGCCGTCCCGTGCCTGTCCAAGTGCCAGCGCGTTGTACGTGACCGTGTAGGCACCAGCGATGAACGACATTTTCCGATCTCCTCATTACGTTGCCGGCAAAGTCTGATACCTGATCGCACCGCCGAACCGGATCGTGCGCAGCAGTCCCGCGAACGATTCTGATTGAGCGTAAAAGTAATCGCCCGTCACGACTTGCGGAGCGCTGCATCCCTGGAACCGCAGCGGATGATGGAAGCCCGTCGCGGACGGCAACAGCAGATCGTTGGCCGCGTCCATGACGGCGTAGTTCATGTGGATCGCCAGCATGATGGCCCGGCATCGCACGTTCACCGACGCCTTTGCGTCCAGCAGCAGGTTCCGGCTCCGATCGCGGGGAACCTTTGGGGCACGCAGATAGACGTTCACCTGGACGCCGTGCCGCTCATCAAGGAAGTGTTCCGTCTGGCCGTCGTTCGACCACTCGCCCGGCCAGACTGCGATGTAGGTTTCGCCGGCGATCGCCAGCGGCCGGCCGTCAAACTCAACATCGCATTCGCTCGGCTTGTACTTCAGGCTCGTGCGAATCTCGTTGCGGACGGCCAGCAAGAGGGATTCTTCGCTCACAGTATCCACTCCACGTCGGGAATAGAATCAAGATATCCCCGTCGTTCTGTGCGACTACCATTGGCATCTTCTACGGTAATTTCACGATCGCAAAATACGTTTCCGTCAGATTCCAGTGCTTTCCTTATGTCTTCCGTCGCAATGGCATATTTCAACGGCAAACCGCATATTGCCATGCTTTCTTCGTTTGCTTTTTTGATAAAATCAATCATGTTGCTCATTCGGAGAACCCCCCACGCTGCATCACGAGAGCGAACGCACGAGCCACGCCGCGCGAGGCCGCGCCGGCGATATCGTCCCACGCGGCTTGCGGCCACTTCGACGGTTCCGGCCACAGGCGGCGTTTGCCATCATGGTGGAACGCCGCGTACTTGACGTTCGTGCCGACGATGACGCTATTCTGGCCAACCGCGAACTCTTGTTCGTCAACAGATTCTCGCTGAAATACGTCCATCGTCGCCAAATCTTCGTCGTCATCAATTCCAGGCGACAGCGAATTTAACAGCCGGCCGGTGTCGCGAAGGATTTTCAACTTGCGTTGGCCCAGTGTGCCAAGCAGCGTCTTGGCTCCCTGCTCTTTCAGGACGTTCCACGCGCGGCCAGCCGCAACGCCTTTTGCAGCCTTTACCGTGTCCCCCTTAGCGATTCTCCAGCCAAGCGTGTCGTGGTAGATTTTCCACCATCGCTCTCGCTGACCTTCGTCTAAAGTTGGGAGCCTATCAATGTTTGTTCCTGGTTTTCGCTTTACTTTACGTCCTTGATCCATGACGTTGGTCGGCAATCCAAGAGCCTTGACTTCATCTTCGGTAGTCCGACGCCCATACGCCTTGTACTCCGGTGTCAGGTCCGGCCACGACTCCCCGGCTGGATCTGTCCCGCCGTCGGCCTTGATTTCGTACCACTGCTTGACCTTCGACAGTGCCGCCATGCCGATCCGCAACAGGAACCCCTCGCGAATCTGCCCTTCGTCCGCCGTCTGGCCGGTCAAGATATCGCGCAGCCGGTCGATGTGCTGAGCGACATCGGCACGCGAACCACGGAAGATAACGCGATGATCGGCCACGCGGTTCCTTTACTTCGGCAAATCCAACCCAAGCTCCGTCACGTCCGTATTCTGACCCAACGTGCTTTCGCCGCCGGTCGAAATGGTCTTCTGTACCCGGACCTTCGCATTCTGAAATCTTCCGTCGATTCGCACGTTCGACAATGCTGGCAACTGATTCGACCGCTCCGGCGAGTTCGGCAGCGTCAGGTCGCCGTCCTTGATCTTCTTCAGTTCCTCCAGGAACTCCTTGCATTGCTCGTTCAACGATTCCGGGCACGGGTTGCCGCGCCGCTTACAGAACTGGCACGATGCGAAGTGAGCCGTCACGTCGTTGATGAACGTCGACGTAGCCAGGTCCGCGACCGTGTACCGCTGGGAGACGTAGAGGTTGACCCGATCGGTTGCCCATTGGATGACGAGCGTGATGAGTGCCGTCTCGCCCGCGAGGTCTTCGCTGTCGTCCGTGCGGTCGACCAGCCCTTCTGCGCTCAGGATCGCCTCAACGTCGGCTTGCGTGCAATAAACGGTAGAAACAGCCATGACGTAAATTCTCCGCAGAATTATTCAAACTGATCGCATGCGCCGGAATAAAACGTTTTCCGGCGCGATTCCGGCGCGATTTATTCCGGCGCAATCGCCATATCTTTCGACAGGTGTTCGGCTTCCGCCTCCCAGCACATGCGGAATTTCATCGTCCGATTCGTAGGCGTCTTTTTTCTGTGCAACGCCAGATAGAAAGCGATGTCGAAATCCGGCGACGTTTGCGGCGTGTTGTCGCCAGTGAAACGGTAGACGTGATTCCGCACCAGTTGGGTGCGAATTAGCGTGCAGCCGAACCCGTTGCCGTCCAGGTAGTCATAGCCCTCGCCGCGGTCGACGAAGTGGATTCGCTGGCCGGCGTCGTTCAACCGCCATGCGACGTACCCTTTGTGGAATCGCGACAGGTACGGGCCGGCCACGCTTCCCACGTCATGATCGAAGCCACGCATCAGCAGGTCGATCCCGTCGTCTGGCGGAATACAGTCGTCCTCCAGCGACAGGACGTAAGGCGAGTCGATCGACAGCCGGATCTGTTGCCACATGTCTGCCATCGCGGTACGGACGGCCGTACCAGCCTTCTTCCGGGGTGCGTCGGCCAGATCCCGCTCGCCGACTCGCATGGCCCGTACCCGAACGTCGGGATAGCCGCACCGGATCAACCACTCCCGAACCATTGCGGAAAACTCGGCATCGTGCGACGTATTGACCAGCAGGATAGCTACCTGCTCTCGCGGCCACGTTTGGCGGTCGAGCCACGCGGAGTACGGTCCCCACGCCCACATGCGGCCAGCAAGCGGCGTCACGATCGTCACCCGCTCATACGCCAGCCCAGCCCGGTGGTAGTAATCGGTCTGCTTGAGCACCTTGGACCGCTGTGGCTGCTCGCCTGCCAATCCGTGCTTACGATAGCGGTAGACGGTCTGCTGCTTGGCAGCCTTCCATCCGCGTTGCACGATCCGGCGCCACCAGTCCCAGTCTTCTGTAATCAGCGGATCCTCACGGACCAGCGGGCCGATCAGGTCCAACGCCTCGCGGCGGACGATCGCCCCCGCATGGATGTAGTTGTCCCATTCGATATGGTCGGGGTCGAAGGTCGGCATTTGCAAAATGCGCGTCTCTTCCCCAAAGCAGTGCATGTCAGAGTAAACCAGCCCTATGCCTGGGTCTTTGAACATCGCATAGCCGTTATCGAGATATGCGGCCGGCAATTCGTCGTCGGCGTCCAGGAAGCATACCAGCGGGGCCGACGTTGCGTGCAAGCCGGCCGCTCGCGCCGTCGCCACGGACCCGGCGTTGATCCGCATGTACCGCACGCCAGCGAACGATCTGGCTACCTCCTGCGTGTTGTCCGTTGACGAATCGTCTACGACTACGATTTCATCAGGCCGGACCGATTGATTGATTACCGATCGGATCGCGTCGCCAAGGAACCGGCCGTAGTTGTGGCAGGGGATCACGATGGCGATAGGAACATCACGGTGTCCGCGTTCGGCTATCTTCTGCCGCCGTTTTCGTGGCAATAGTTCCGTCGCGTCGAACTCTTCACCGCGGAATGAGTCCGACTTGCGCGAACCGTTCGCTTTCCATGTCGGCGATATCGTGCTCTCTTCCCCGACGTGCTGGGCAAGGCTCGGCGTGTGGTAGTAGACGAGCCGGTGTTCGTTCTGTGCCCATGTACCAATCGCCATTTCGACGTTTCGCTTGCGGTCCCACTCGGCAATGACCTTCGCGTGAAGCAATTCCTTCGCCACGTCTGGCGGGAACACCCACGCACATGCCCCCCATAGGTTCTCGCCCCGGTTCGTGATGAACCAACCATTGCCGGTGTCGTAGGTCGCGGGCGTGTAGATGGAGCAAAGCCCGACTCGCCCCGGTGGCCAGAGCGATGCTTCCAGGTATTGCCGAACGCAATGCGAGAATACCACGTCATCTTGAACGATCAGGTAGGCATCCGCGTTCGGTTCGCGGATCGTCATTTCCGACAGTGCCCGATGCCAGTTCTTCCAGATGCCGCGAGCGGGCGGATCGTCGCGAAACACCAGCGGGTTCCGCCAGCCGGCGGACGCCAAGGAATCGACGGTCTTGTGGAAGTAGTCCTCGCGTGTCGGAATCGTCGTGATCCCGACACACCACGTATTGACCCGCTGCTGGCCGGACACGCGGACCTCTTCAATGATCCGTTGCGACGGCGGCGGCGGAATGTTGTCCCCTGGATCGAACGGCCGGCGGTACTCGCACTTGGCGCAATGCTTGGCGGTCGTCTCCGGGAACATCGGGTGCGAGCAACTGTAGATTTCGGTTGGCGATCCGCCCTCATTGCGAAGGGCGATCAGGTCTCCGAGGTGAACGCAATGGCCGTGCAAGATACCCTCCCTAAACAAGCAAGGCCGGCCAAGTGATTGGCCGGCCTTGCGAGGCGACGCGACGGAACAGCAGGAGGCGAACTGCTTACGATCCGAAAACGACCGTGCCATAGGCCGACGCATTCGGCACGTACAGGGCCGGCATGGCGTTGTCAATCGCGTACAGGACGTGGGCGGTCGGATCGTCCATCCACTTGGCGTAGCTGTACAGACCCATTTGCACGACCGGCGGACGGTTCGGACCGTCGCTGATCGGCTCGGAACCTTCGAGCATCTCGAAGACTTCGCTCGTCGGCTTCGGACCGAACCACGCCTTGTTCTCTTCGACGAACTTCGTGTAGGTCTCGGA